CCATTGGTTTATATACCAATGAATTGTTAGAATGGTACAGTGAAGATGACTGGAACCGCATGCACGATATGATTGATCATGCCAAGGATGAAGAATACTCGTATGCGGCCATCGAACAGTTGATTGAAAAATATCTTGTGAAGAATCGTGCAACGAAAGAAATCTACGAAACTCCACAGGTTCGATACATGATAGCAGCCGCAACTGTGTTTCACAAAGAAGAGCCTAACACAGCAAGAATGAAATTAATCAAGGAATACTACAATGCAGCTTCAGACGGTCTATTTACTCTCGCTACTCCTGTTCTTGCTGGCCTTGGCACTCCCACTAAGCAGTTCAGTAGTTGTGTGCTCATTCGCAGTGATGATGATCTTGACTCCATTTTTGCTAGTGGAGAAATGATGGCCAAGTATGCCAGCAAACGTGCTGGCATTGGCTTGGAGATAGGTCGTTTACGATCATTAGGTAGTCCCATTAGAGGTGGCGAAATTCAACATACCGGTATGATCCCTTTCTTAAAGAAATGGTTCGGTGACCTACGCAGTTGCAGTCAAGGCGGTATTCGCAATGCAAGTGCTACAGTATTCTATCCCATATGGCATCTACAGTTCGATGATCTCATCGTATTAAAAAATAATCAAGGCACAGAAGAAACTCGAGTACGACACATGGACTACGGAGTTGTGTTGTCGGCTTTCTTTTGGAGACGTTTTAAGAACAAAGAGAATATTACATTCTTTGATCCCAATGAGGTTCCTGATTTGTATGAAGCATTTTACAAGAACATTCAACGGTTTGAAGAATTGTATGTGAAGTATGAAAAACGTAAAGACTTACGTAAGAAAACGATGTCAGCTGAAGAAGTATTCAAGTCTGGCATTTTGAAGGAGCGTACAGATACAGGTCGCATCTATTTGGTGTTTATTGATAACGTTATGAATCAAGGTCCTTTTGATCCTGAGTATCATACAATCTATCAAAGTAACTTGTGCTGTGAGATCTTATTGCCAACCCGTTCATTTAAGAGATTAGACGACGAGGAGGGACGCATAGCGTTATGCACACTGGGATCCATCAACTGGGGTGCGTTCCGTAACCCAGAAGACATGCGCCGTGCATGTCGCATACTACAGCGTAGCCTGTGCAACATTTTGGATTATCAAGATTTCTTGAGCATCCAGAGCAAGCTCAGCAACGATGAAATTCAACCCTTAGGTATTGGTGTAACTAACCTTGCTTATTGGCATGCAAGAAGGGGAATAAAATATGGCGACAAAGATGCATTGGCAGAAGTTAAAGTTTGGATGGAGCATCAAGCCTTTTACCTTACAGAAGCCACGGTCGAGCTGGCCAAAGAAAGAGGCTGTTGCAAAGACTCAGACAGAACCAGATACGGCCAAGGAGAATTCCCTTGGGAAAGAAGAGCCGCCGGAGTCAACGAACTCGCTGACTTCGCTCCAGAGCTCGACTGGGAACCACTCCGACAAGAAATGAAACAGCACGGTGTGAGAAATGCCACGCTAATGGCTATTGCACCTGTGGAGTCTAGCTCTGTGGTTATCAATTCAACCAACGGAATTGAAATGCCTATGAGTTTGATCTCTACCAAAGAAAGCAAGGCAGGATCATTCACACAGGTGGTTCCGGAATATAATAGATTGAAACACAAGTATCAACTGATGTGGGAACAGAAAGACTGCGACGGATATTTGAAAACCGCCGCAGTATTAGCAGCTTATGTGGATCAAAGTATCAGCACTAATACTTTCTATAATCCTGCACATTGGCCAGATCGTAAAGTTCCAACTACATTGATCGCTCGAAACCTTATGCAGGCACATGTATGGGGATTGAAAACATTCTACTACAGCTTGATCAACAAAGCAGGCAGCAAGCAACAGGCAGAACTAACACCAGAGGTGCATTACAACGGATTTCATAATGAAAGAGAGTTGATTGAGGATGAAGAGGATTGCTTGGCCTGCAAGCTGTAAATTATGAGTAACTATTCAACGATATGTAGCGTAAATGATAACCCTTCTAAAATTAGAGTATGCTGTATAGTGTGCCAAAAAGAAACTAATAATATGGGATTATCTAGATTCCATAAACATAATAAGGAAAAAAATGAGTAAACAACAATATGATTTATCAAGGCAATCAGACTATCTAAATTGCAAAATGTTTTTAGATCCAGCCGGGCCGGTGGTCATCCAAAGATTTGAAGAGGTGAAATATAAAAAGATTGCAGACTTTGAAACAACGGCACGTGGTTTCTTCTGGGTCCCAGAAGAGATCAGTCTTACCAAAGATAGCAACGATTTCAAAGATGCCAGTGACGCGGTCAAACATATCTTTACCAGTAACCTTCTGCGTCAAACAGCATTGGACAGTTTACAGGGTCGTGGACCAAGTCAAATCTTTATGCCTGTTATTAGTTTGCCTGAACTGGAAGCACTGGTCTACAACTGGACATTCTTTGAAACCAACATTCATTCAAAGAGCTACAGTCATATCATTCGTAATATCTACAACGTGCCCAAGGATGTGTTCAACACCATTCATGACACCAAAGAAATCGTTGACATGGCATCAAGTGTAGGCAACTACTACGAGGCGTTACATGTGGTCAACTGCCGCAAACAACTAGGCGAGACTGTTACTGAGAAAGAACATGTGCGAGCAATCTACATGGCCTTACATGCCAGCTATGCCCTAGAAGCATTCCGCTTTATGGTATCGTTCGCTACAAGTTTGGCCATGGTAGAGAACAAGATATTCATGGGCAATGGCAATATTATCCAATTGATCCTACAAGATGAGTTGTTACACAAAGGATGGACTGCGTATTTGATCAATCAAGTGATCAAAGAAGACAGTCGCTTTGCTGAAGCCAAGGCAGAATGCGAAGCGGAAGTATACTCATTATATCTAGATGTTATCCGTGAAGAAAAAGCCTGGGCTGACTATTTGTTTAACAAAGGTCCAGTGATTGGATTAAATGCCAACATTCTCAAAGACTTTGTTGACTTTACCGCAGTTGGCGCATTGAAAGATATTGGCATTAAGTATCAAGCCAGTGCTCCTAAATCAACCCCAATTCCTTGGTTCAACAAACACGTTGATACCAGCAAAAAACAAACAGCTCTACAGGAAAGCGAAAGCACCAACTACGTAATAGGAGTCATGGGAGAAAATCTCGACTATGATGCTCTTCCGGCTATATAATAAACCATGTATAAAGCACAATTCAAAAGAAATAATCCTTACGAATCTTGGACTACAATAGGACACTATGGCAGCGAACAATCTGCCATAGCAGCCGCACTGAGTTATAAAAACAAAGGCATGCTGATGGTCAGGGTCACAGACAAGAAAGGCGGTATTGTGTACACAGGTTAATCAAGGAAATATAATGAAAGCAATTGTATGGAGCAAGTATAACTGTCCCTACTGTGAGCAAGCCAAAGCCTTGCTCACACAGCGGAACATAGCATATGAAGAACGCAAGATCGGTGACGGCTACACTAGAGAAGAACTTTTAGAAGCTGTACCAACTGCACGTACTGTACCGCAGATCTTCATTAACAATCAATTAGTCGGCGGATTTACAGAACTTAGAACTTATTTAGAACAAACAGCCGGCGGATTCGGCGAAGGGAAAATATGATGTTGATAGACAAAGGTGTGGCGGTAGGAGCAGTAGTCACATTGAAACTCACCAGCGGTGAAGAATTGGTGGCAAAGTTAACGGAAGATCAGATCATGCACTATAGACTGTCTCATCCCATGGTGATTGCTATGAGCCCAAAAGGACCAGCATTAATGCCCTATCTGTTCACGGTTGACCCCAGCAAAGAAGTAAGAATAGCCAAAGGTGTAGTAGCCGTGGTAGAAGCCACCGATAAATCATTTGCTGATCTATTCAGCCAGCAAACCACTGGGATTGCGATGGCTTAAATAGTGTATGGCAACTACACCAACCCCACAATCAACTTCTGCAGGTGCTGGTTCATCGACGGTTTCTAACCCTAGTTTAGTTCCACACGATCACACAGCAGGTACTTTAAGCAGACAAGAACCTCTATACAATCCGTTTAATGTGTATGCTAATGGTGTAGAAATTGCCTTATACAATGCTGCCACGGTCCCCGGAACTTTTTCAGCTACTGCTGTGCCAAGAGTCACAGTTGCTCAGTCTGTACAGAATGTAGAAGGTGATGACGATAATACCGCAGGCAGGGCGGAAGCAGATAGATTTTTAGCAGAAGGCAGAATCACTGCTGCCGAACACACGATTGTAACCACTACTCCGACTCCTAAGACAGCGGGAGTGAAGCCTTCTGCAGCCAAAGCTTCTCAACCATTTACACCTGTGTCGGCCACAATAACTATGGATATGGTGCTGACACCCAAAGGCACAACCCTGGCCCAGATGATAAAAAATGTCAGCTTCCCTAGAACCATACCACAGTTAGCAGAACATTCGCCGTTGGTGTCGGGGCCTCAGGCAGTGGTAAACAATCTTGCTGCGTTAGCACAGAATGTAATAGAACCCATCAAGGCCAAATATCCGTCGATGTTGATAACCAACTCATATAGACATGGTGCTACCATAGGTGGAGGAGCTCACGGCACAGGACAGGCAGTAGATCTACAGTTCCGCGGCGTTCCTGCACACAGTTATTTTGAAATAGCCAAATGGATAGAACAAAATATTCCATATGATCAATTGCTGCTGGAATATCTACCAGGAAAAACAGTATGGATACACCTCAGCTTTGCGCTACCGGGATTGCCATATGGTGGTATCAGCACAAGAAAATCCAAACCCGCAAACATATTGGCCACGCTGAATGGTGCTGCAGGTGGAAAATTTACTCCTAATCTGCATTCAGATATCATAGTGGCTGCAGTGCCTAATCGTATAGTGGCAGCATAACGTAGAAATTGTGTTTTAATTTACAGTGTTAACATCAAATAATTATCGTACATTAAATTTATCAAAATCACCACTGATAAATCATGACTTGGCGTTATATGCAGAGAATGAATATAATTTTTTTGAAGATACTGTAAATTTTTTAACACCGGAATTAATGGATCAATTTAAAAGCATCGGAATGGTTCCAAGCGTAGCTATTGTTTTTGCTTTGAACTATTCATCTAGATCTGACCAAGAAGCTAACCAATTCATACACAAAGACTTAACTTGGCATAACGATAAATGGAATACAGTTCCATTTGCTGTTAATTGGGAATTAAATTCAAATATACACAGCAATATCTTTTGGTACGATGTCTCTGAATGCGAACAGTACTTGCCGCCTGACGATCCAACGTATCCGTGGAATCACCTAAGCGGTATATTTTATCAAGGACCCGCAACAGTAATCGAACACGCAGAGATTAACTCTAAATATGATTTTTCTCCGATACTGTTCAATACCAGTGCACCCCATGCAGTGAGTTTTTCTACATCGGCACCATACAGATGCGGACTAAGTGTAAGATTCAGTATTGATCAAATATCAACTTGGGAAGATGCTGTGTCTAGATTTCAAAAATTTATTTGTAAAGATTAAAATTATGCACCCATTCAAATTTATAGAAATTCCAAACTATGACGCACTGGTCGTAGAAATTTTAAAATATCTCAACGAAAAAACCACTGCAATCAGTGAACCTAAAAGCGGAATGAATCCAGAAGCTACTTGGAACTGGCTTGATCCTAATCCTCTATTAGAGAATGTTCCTGCATTATCTGAATGGATAAATCAACATGGATTAGTTGTACGATATGTGGCGTTAATAGGTTTGACTTCTCGAGCTGAAAACCTATTACATACCGATGACGATTTAGCCGACGGAAAAATAGATGTAAGAATTTTACTTCCTCTCCAAAACACTTCGGGATCGATCACTAGATTCTACGATGTTCCACCCAATCAAATTGTGGCTCAGACCACACCCGACGGTACCATATACAAAGCTATTATTAGCAAGGGACCTTTTCCATTGATTTCAGAACTTGAATTAACAAAACCCATAGTGTTTAATTCTAGTATTCCACACGACATTGTTGTGAACAAGCAGGCAGGATTTCGTTTGTCGTTGGCAATTGGATTTATAGATCCGCCGTACAGTTGGTTAGAAGATTAATTTCAAATAACAATTATTAATAAAGGCATAACATGAAAAAATTATTTTGGAACATAATAGGATTTATCAGTTTGGGCATGGCCTATATAGGATTGATAACTCCGGGTATACCGTACTCACCTTTTATTGTGTTCTCCGCCTACTGTTTTTCTAAAGGTTCAGAACGTATGCACCGCTGGATCTATAATCATAAACTGTTTGGTCCGTTCCTAACTAATTGGAGTGAAAAGCGAGTATTTCCTCAAAAGATGAAATACTTTATGTTAGCTATGATGAGTTTAAGTTTAGTATTGATGTATAGCACTGGTGTTAAGCCCATAGGGATAATATCTACTGCAATCTTCATGGCCTGCGTAGCCCTATGGGCTTGGCGTTATCCCAGTTCAGTTGAGGAACATGATCGCCGCAAATCGGCCGGTGAAAACATAGGTTGGATTAAATAACATACAGAGACAGAGTCTTTTTAATAACAAGGAAATCAAGTAAAATGGTAACAGGAAAAGTAAAATGGTTTAACGACGCCAAAGGTTTTGGCTTTATTACGCCGGACGATGGTGGCGCAGACTTATTTGCTCACTTTTCACAGATTAATTCGAGTGGCTTCAAGAGCCTACAAGAAGGACAAAGTGTAAGGTTTGAAGTGACTCAGGGTCAAAAAGGCGCACAGGCAAGCAACATCCAGCCTGCTTAAGGAACCTTAACAGGTTAGGGCACCCTCCGGGGTGCTTTTTTACGAGTTAGAGGCTAACTCTTTATTTCTTTTTCTAGATTCTAACATCTTTGAAACTTTACAAGGATCTTTCATTGGATTGTTTATTGTAGATAAGTCTTTTTCTGTGTAAGATGTTCTGCCCATATCTTTCCAAGTTTTTCCCTTTTTAGCTAAAGAAATCTTTTCTTTCTGTTCTTTAGTAAGGGGTAATCGTTTTTTACCTTGTTTAGCTAAAGATTTTTTCTTTTTAGTTTCTTCAGAATTGACATATCCTAGAGATCCATCTCCTCCAAGGGTAAGGTTATATCCATTACAGTCTTCAAATCCTATATACGATCTATATTCTGTAATGAAATAATTTTCCATTACATTTAATGTATGATCCCCATCCATAGACTGATATATAACTTCCCAAGAAAAATTATTCCATCCGTGCTTGAGTAGTGCATTGTAAAAAGGTCTATTTAATTTGGAAATTTTAGAACGATGAGTAGAAACCCGTAAAGGCCAACTAGAATCAAAACCTATATAAACTTTTCCGTTTATTAGATTAGTTGATTTATATATTGAATAAATAATCATGCTGATGCTCCGTAATAGCATTAGAGTAGTTGAGAATCCCCATTCTGCGAACTACGACTTTATTTATACCAATTTATCGTGTATAATAAAGACTAATGATAGTAAACTGATTGTCAGAAATGGCTGTAAGACGGCGGGGCAGTGCCGCCCAGGTCCACCATAAAAGTTGTGACAGAATTTTTATGATGGGCCTGACACAGTATCGATTGCGGCAGGAGTAAGATATTTTGGCTATCCGATATGCAAGATCGTTAATCAAGCAAATAAAGTAAAAGCAAACGCTGATACATTTGAGTTTGGCGCAATGAGCTTCACTGGAAACACTGTTTCTGGCAAAAGCAAATTCGCCCTAGCAGCCTAAGAAACTGCACCTCCGAGGTAGTTATACCTTGTAACCAAAAATAGCAGAAAGCACCTTCGGGTGCTTTTCTTTTGACCTATTGTAACTTATTGCCCATCAATCAAGAAATAAAAGGTTGACTTTACACAGTTATAAGTATAACATTAAAGATTAACACAGTAAATTAACAAAGGAGAAATTATGAAATTTACAAAACAACTGACGCTCGCAGTGGCCTCATTATTGGTCACAGGCTCAGCATTGGCCGCAGGTTATGCTACCTATGAGTACAGCGAGGAAGAAAACCGTGCAACTGATGCTACCAACATTGCCAATGCAGTAGTGGTCGGTGTCAAAGCTGCTGAAGGTTGGGACTACAGTCTCAAGGCCAACACCAGTCAAACTGCACTAGGCTCTGGTTCAATCAGTTCAGGTCTAGAAGTTCGTGCTAGAAAATCTATGGGCGCATTCTACTTGGGTGGACGTCTAGGTGAGCGCATCACCAGCAGCACACACTTCAGCACCTACGCTATTGACGCAGGTGTTAAGTTTCCATTGGCAGCAGGTTTAACTGGTGATATTGGTGGTCGTTATCGCAATGCCATTGACAGCGGTGTCAACAGCACCTACGAAACTCGACGTGTACACGCCACAGTGGGCTATGCATTGACCAAGCAAGACTCAGTGGCTGTGCGTTTTTCACGCTCATAC